AACTAAATTAGTCTAACGACTCAAAATAGGTTTCCCTAGTTTTAGGACAAAAACTGCAAAAATAATAATATTAATTTTAATTAAGGAGAACTCTAATGAGTGTTCAAATTACTACAGCTTTTGTAGAACAATATAAAAGCAATGTATTCCATTTGGCACAACAAAAAGGTTCAAAATTAAGAGATGCAGTAAGAAGTGAAACTGTTACAGGTAAATCACATTTCTTTGAAAGAATTGGAGATACTGCGGCTCTTAAAAGAACATCAAGACATAGTGATACTCCTCGTGTTGACACTCCACACTCAAGACGAAAGGTTACTATGGATGATTATGATTGGGCTGATTTAGTTGACCAAGAGGATAAAGTGAGAATGTTAATTTCTCCACAATCAGAATACGCACAAGCAGGTGCGTGGGCAATGGGTAGAGCAATGGATGATGCAATTATAGCGGCGGCAACAGGCACAGCTTATGGCGGTGTATCTGGCGGCACTTCTGTATCATTACCATCTAGCCAAAAAGTTGTACACGGATCAGCTAATTTAACGATTGCAAAATTGTTAGATGCTAAAAAGATTTTGGATGAAAATGAAACAGATCCAGAAGAACCAAGATATTTGATTTGTAGTGCAAACCAATTATCTGATTTCTTAAATATTAATGAAGTAAAATCTTCAGATTTTAATACAATCAAAGCGTTAGTACAAGGTGAGATTGATACATATTTGGGATTTAAATTCATTAGAAGTGAGCGTTTAGGACTTGATTCATCATCAAATAGACAAGTTCTAGCTTTTTGTCAATCAGCAATAGGTCTTGCTGTTGGTTCAGATATTCAAACAAAAATATCTGAAAGAGCAGATAAGAACTATGCAACACAAGTATTTCTATCTATGACTATTGGTGCTACTCGCATTGAAGATGAAAAAATGGTAGAAATTGCTTGTACAGAATCGTAGGGGGTAATTATGGCTACAGCAAAATCAGTAGAAATTACTAATATGGATTCTACACCAAGAACATTAGCAGAAGTAGGTAATGTTCACGGAAAAATGCGTGTATGGGCGGACACTATTGCCGCAGGTACAGGCGATATTGACAATGATGATGTAATTATGATGGCAGAAGTACCATCTAATGCAAAAATTATGTCAATTAAACTTTATAATGATGACCTTGATTCAAATGGTTCGCCATCATTAGCGACTAATGTAGGTTTATACAATGGAACTACAAAGTTTACTATTGGTGGAACAACTACAGAAGCAAGTGCTGTTATTGATGAAGATTGTTATGCAACTGCAATAACAACTTTACAAGCGGCAAATACTGCAGGTGTAGAAGTTGCATTTGAAGCAAAAAATGTAAATGCCATTGCAAACCACGCTTGGGAAGATGGGGGTCTTTCAGAAGATCCTAAAGTTCCTTTAAGGGTTGCATTAACTATATCAAATGTTGCGGCAACTGCGGCGGCAGGAGATATTACTATGGTAGTTACATATGTAACTGACTAAATAGACAAATAGAAGGGGTTTTTTATTGCAGAGAACCCCTTTTATTGTTATATTT